TGTTCTTTTCCATATTTTTTAATATTACTATCTTTTATTTTATCTTTTATAAAAGATGATTGTGATATATAATCAACTCCATACTTTTCTTTTACACTTATCTTTGACTTCTCTTTCACACTCTTTAATTGAAAAACATTTTCTACTCCATATTTTTCTAAATTGTTTAGCTTTAATTTACATTTTCTACAGGTGTATTCTCCATTATTGTAACCATATGATCTATATAATTTATATTTTATTGATTTTTCAATATCACAATTATCACATTTAATATCAATTTGATGATTACTATATCTTGGTAGATTTTTAATATCTATTTCTATAAAGTTATTAACCACCAACCCTTCATAAAAAGAACTATAATATTTAATGTTATTATTATTTATTTGAATTTTTGTTTTATTATGTATAAACATGTTTTTATTTATTTTTCTATATCGAACTATCCATATATAGTATATATATTTTATTAATAAAAAAGTTTTGTATAAAAAACCCACCCTTGTTAAATTAGTGTTTATCGTTGGCTATATATACAATTACAAAAATAAAAAAACTATGAAATCAGTATTAATAGTAGAAAATGCAACTAATTCATTAAAAATGAATGAAAGTGTATCGAAAAAGGATGATTATGTATTATCAGGTATATTTACCGAATTTAATATTAAAAATCGTAATGATCGTATTTACACAGCAGATAAATTTTTACCAGCTCTTCAAGAAATGAATGAGAGAATAAGTACAATGGGTATTGTGTATGGTGAATTTGATCACCCAGATGTATTCGATACTTCTTTATCAAGAGCATCTCACAGAATTTTACAAGCTTCTTATATTAGTGAATCAGACAGAGTGGACGGTTCAATTAAGTTATTGAGTACATATTGGGGAAAAGAGGCTAGATCGTTAGTTGATGATGGATGTCCTGTTTTCGTATCTTCTAGAGCGGCAGGTGTTACTGAAGCGAATGGTGTTGTGAGTTTGAAAAAACTTTTCACATATGATATAGTTGCTGACCCTGGTTTTGCATCAGCTAAAATGGATGTAAAAGTTTTAAATGAATCTTTTGGATATAGCAATAATTCTAATTTTAGAATTTATGAGATGTCTAACGATAATAAAATAAATGAATTATTTGATATGAACAAAAATGACATGGTTACAAAAAAAGAGATGACTGATTATTCCAGATATTTAATACAGGAAATTGCATCTACAAAAAATGAAGTAAAGAAAGCATTAAAAAATGGTAATGTTCCTGCTTCTAAATTAGAAAGCTTATTAGAATACTATGAGGATTTAAATGAAGCTAACACTAAAATGGTTAAATATTTAGATTATTTAGCTGATAAGATTCAAGTAGTAGTTAATGAAAACACTAAATTGAAATCTACAACAGATAAATTAATTAAACACAATGACTATTTAGCTGAAAGTATCGAAAAAACAATTACATATACAGAATATTTAGCTGAAAACTTAGATAAGAACATTGAATATTCAGAATATATTGCTGAAAACTTAGATAAAAACATCGAATATTCAGAATATATTGCTGAAAACTTAGATAAAAACATCGAATATTCAGAATATATTGCTGAAAACTTAGACAAGAATATTTCTTATTCTGAATACTTAGCTGAAAGCTTAGATAAGAACATTGAATATTCAGAATATATTGCTGAACATATAGATAACACAATTCAGTATAGTGAATACTTAGCTGAACATGTTGAAGGAAATATTGCATATTCAGAATACATAGCTGAAAATTTAGATGACAACATCGCTTATTCAGAATATGTAGCAGAAAGTTTAGACAAATCTATTTCTTACCAAGAAATGGTTGTTGAAAAATTAAATCAAAGAAAATCAAGAAAATTAAATGAAGGTTTTGGAGAAGATGATGATAATGATGATATTTTACCATTACCGTCTGATGCTGGTATTGAAACATTCAATGATCCAACAGGAACAGAGTTTATAAATAATCTTGATGATGATGATGATGATAATTGGAATGATGATGATGATGAATATACAGTTGATCCATTTGAAGATGATGAAGAAGATGAATTCAAAGATGAACCAGTAACTACATATAGTGATGAAAACTTAGATGATGATGATGACTGTATTGGTGACGAATGTGCAGACGAACCAATTGAACAAAATATGTACACAGAAAGTGAATTATCAAAAAGTATAGATAAATTAATTGAAGAAGCTAAAAAACGAAAAGTTTCAGAATCAAAAGATTTACACTATTTGAAATTTTTAAATAAATCACAAGTTGATAGTTATTACAACTTAGAGCCTTCTGAACAAGAAGCGATTAAACTTTATATAAGCGAAAGAAGTTTTTACTCACAAAGAGATGTATTAAATCTAATCAATGAAGCGATTAGTGAAAAAGCTGAGACAACAGAAGAAAAAATTATCAGATTGATGCCTGAAAACATAAAGCCTATCTGGAACCAATTAAACGAGAATTCTAAGAAATCAATTATTTCTCAATCTAAATTATACCCACAAGAGGTATTAATGACTGAAAGTCAAATTGAGCATTTCTGGTTGACTAGAAATCTGAAAAAAAATGAATCTATTACTAAGAAATTAGTTAGTCATGATGCAATAATTCAAGAAGATAAATTATCTGATACTGACTTTAGTGCAATAATGGAAAGATTTCAAAAACTAAAATAATTTTGAATAAAAGTTATTAAAAAAATAAAAATAAAAAATGTTACGAATAGACGAACAAAAAGCAATCAAAAAATGGTCTCCTGTATTAGAGAATATGGGAATCGCTAAAACTGACACGGAAAGATTACAATGGATGTCTGAGTATGCAGAGTATCACTCAATCAACGAAAATGCGTATGTAAATGCGTCAAACGTTGCGGGTATGGGAAATGTATTTTCTGCTCAACCATCTATCCTTCCTGGTAGTACATTAGGCATCACAAACACAGCAAACGGATTAGGTTCTGGTGATGTTGGTCAAAACTTATTACCTGTAGCGATGAAAATTGCAGCACAAACAATAGGTTTAGACTTAGTAGCTGTAAAACCTTCACCAGGTCCAAAAATCGACTTATTATATATTGATTTTCAATACGATGATACAAGATTAGGAGATGCTGATGAAAGACCTCAAGTATTTAAGTTAACTGTAACTGAAGCTGCTTTACTTAACACAGTATTAACTGCACAAGTAAACGCTTTAAACTCAAGCAGTGGCTATTTAACACAAGGTGGTGTAGCAAATGGTAGATTATGGGCTGGTATTACAGCTTCTGCTGGATTCTATACATCTGAATCATCTTTCCCTGCTACAGGAAAAGCTAATATTGTTGAATTCTTAGGATTATCAAGAATTGATAACAAACCAATGTTTAGAGCTTACAGACAATGGAATACATCACACACAAATGTTGGATCTGCGAACAGCACATGGGCATTCGATACAACTAGAAATACATTCTCACCAACAGCTTCAATGATTTCACAATTTGCGAGCATAGGTACTGTATCTGTAACTGGTGTATCAATTGAATTAGTATCAGCATTAGAAGATCATATTCCTGGTTTCTCTGCAAATTGGAACTCAAGTTCTACAGGAGCATCTGGAAACTATCCAATGAATAGATCTCAAGATGATGATTCTTACGCAGGTGTTATAGGACCGAAAATCAGTTCTAAATCTGTCGCTGTAGGTACATTAGAAGTTTCTTCTGCATTAAGAAGAACAGAAATTGAAGATATCAAAGCTAACACAGGTATGGACATTGTACAAAAAATGGAATCTATCTTAGTTAATGAGTTATCTCAAACTATTTCTAAACAAATCGTTGCTAAAATCTTTGAAATGGGTGACTTAAATAGACAAACTGCTCCTTTAACAGCTGCAGCTTCTTCTTTTTCTGCAAACACTCCATGTACAGTATTCGACTTAGATACATCTTATGCATCTTCTGTTGGTGGTGAAACAACTCACGCTGTTCAAAGAAAATTAATTACTAAATTAGTACATGCTTCTAACTTCATCGCAACTGAAGGTAGAGTAGGACCTGCACAATTCTTAGTAACTAATGGAGGTTTGGCTGCGGCATTAATGGATGTAGCTGGTTACACAATTAACCCTGTTAAATCTAAAATTAATGGTCAAGGACAATTATACCCTGTAGGTACAATCGCTGACATAGCTATCTATGTTGATCCATACCAAAAATATAACGACAACAGAATCGTTGTTGGTAGAAAAAACAATCCTGATCAACCAGGTATTATATTTGTACCATATTTAATGGCTCAATCAATTAGCTTAATTTCAGAAGCTACTTTCGCACCAAGAGTGTTGTTAAGAAGTAGATATGCAATTACAGAAGTTGGTTTCTTCCCACAAAAACAATATATGACTATTCTTGTAAAAGATGTGGCTCAATTCTTGAACTAATAGGATTAAATCTTATAGATTACAAACCCACTCATTTGAGTGGGTTTTTTTATATTATAAATTTTTGAGAAAAGAAACCAAATATTAAATTTTATATATAATACATATGGAAAAAATAAATGAAATTGAATATTTCAAATTGTATGATAATAATAAATCAGGAGTTTATACAAAAGAATTATGGTTAATTAAAAATATGCCTCATATTTATGAAGAAATAAATTTAATCAATGGTGATTCTTTTACTGAAAAGGCTTATAAATTTAGATATAGAATAAAAGACACTCCTAAATGTTTAAATTGTTGTAATGATGTCATATTTAAAAATAAAACAATAGGATATCAAAAATATTGTTCAAATAAATGTGGTGCAACTGCCACATCTAAAATAGCTAGAGAGACTATGTTTAAAACATATGGGGTTAAACATTCATCACAAATATCAAAAAATATTAATGATAGAAAAAATAAAAGAATAGAAAGTTTAAAACTATTAATTGGTGATGCTAAGATATTATCTATATCAGATGATGAAGAATATGAAATAAAATGTGATTTATGTAATAAAGTACATAAAATAGAAAGAAAGGTTTTAGATCAAAGAATATATCTAGGATTAGATTGGAGAAATTGTATATCTAAATCTTATTCAGTATCGAATGGTGAAATTGAATTAAAAGATTATATACAATCTATTTATAAAAAAGAGATAATATTCAATGATAGAAAAATTATAGGATCCGAAATAGACATCTATATTCCAGAATTTAAAATAGGTTTTGAATATAATGGATTATATTGGCATTCTGAAATAAATAAAAAATCTGATTATCATTATAATAAATATAAAATTTCATTAGAAAATGATATAGTATTAATACAAATTTATGAAGATGAATGGTTATATAAAAAGGATATAATTAAGAGTAGAATAAAAAATCTACTTCATCTAAATGATAATAAAGTATATGCTAGAAATTGTATAGTTAAAGAAATTGATTTTAAATCAGCAAATTCTTTTTTAAATGATAACCATCTACAAGGAAGTATTAAATCAAGTATAAATATTGGTCTTTTTTATAAAGATGAATTAATTTCATTAATGACATTTGGAAAACCAAGAGGAAATATGTCAGGTAAAACGGATAAAATTACATATGAACTATATAGATTTTGTACAAAAATGGGTTACAATGTAATTGGTTCTGGTGGTAAATTATTTACTTATTTTATTAATAATTACAAAAATGTAGAATCAATCTATAGCTTTAGTTCTAATGAATGGTCAGGACAATTTTATAATAAAATAGGTATGAAATATGATTCTCTATCTAAAATATCATATTGGTATATAAAAAATAAGAAAAGAGTAAGTCGTCATAATTTTAATAAAGGAAACCTTATTAAAATGGGATATGATAAGAATAAATCCGAACACCAAATATTAAAAGAATTGAAAATTTATAGAATATATGGTGCTGGAAATACTAAATTTATATGGAATAGATAACTAAAAATTATAATTCTTCCAAGAATACTGAATCTTTAGATTTAAATAAATAATTTTGATAAGCATCTTCTGCTAAGAATGAACACATAGGTGCTAATACTTTCATAAATCTTTCCAATGTATATTTAAGTACATATTGACATCTTTGTCTCTCTAAAGAATTTAAATCATATTCATATAAGTAAGACTTTGTTTCTACATCTAAATACTGTTTAGAATATTCATTTACCCATGACATCATATCATCAAATGCCTTTCTAAAATTCATATTAGAATAACTATTTAAGGTATCTTTATACATTAAATCACATCTATCTAATGCCAAAGTATCTTTCGATGTTAATTCAAACTTTACATTAGAATCATATCCATACATATTTCCCAATAGATATTTTAAAGTATTTCTAAATTTGAAATAGTAATCACCACAATTTTTTAAAACATCATCACCTAGTTGTACATCTGTATTATAATTAACAACTGATGCCCATAATCTTAATACATCTGTATTATATTTATTTGTAACATCTTTTGGATTAACTACATTTCCTAAACTTTTAGACATTTTTCTACCATGTTCATCTAATACAAATCCATGAGTCATTAGCTTTTTATATGGAGATTTACCATTCATTGCTACAGATGTTAATAAAGATGATTGGAACCATCCTCTATGTTGATCTGAGCCTTCAAAATATACATCTGACTGTTTCCCTACAACCGAATACCAACTAACCCCAGAATCAAACCAAACGTCTAATGTATAATCACATTTAACTAAATTAAGGTTTTTAAATTCATCTGGTAATAGATATTCTACATCATTATTAAACCATACATCAGATCCATTATCTTTAAAGAGTTGAACTAAGTGTTTTTCTAAATTATCATTTAAGAATGGTTTGCCATCTTTTAGGAAAACTGCTAAAGGAAATCCCCATTTTCTTTGTCTTGATAGACACCATCTATCTCTCGTATTTAACATACTAAGCAATCTTCTTTTCCATTTATCATCTGAAAATTCAACTTCTTCCAATGCTTTACAAGCTTCTTCTTTTAGAGAAGATAGATCCAAAAAGAACTGTTCAGTTAATTTGAAGTAAACAGGACCTCCTGTTCTCCAATCATGTGGGTATGAATGCTCATATGATTCAGATTTAAATAACATATCACCCATTTCAGATACAACCCATTCTGAGCCTTTATCTAAACAAAATAATCCATTATCTAATTTGCCTGATAAGTCAGTTAAGTCTTTACCTGATAAACCATTCTTTTTACAAACTTCGTAGTCATCTTCACCATGTGATGGACATAAATGTACTAAACCTGTTCCACTATCAGATTTAACAAATCTATCACATAAAACTAATCCTGAACTAAATTTATTAGTATATTTTAATTTATCTAATTCACTTCCTTTATATTCTTTTAAGACTTTACCATTTAGTAGAAACTCTCTTGATTTAGCAACTACATATACACTATTGTTTAGTTCAACATCTAAATAGTCCATATCAGGATTTACACACACTGCAACATTACCTAATAGTGTCCAAGGTTGTGTAGTCCATAATAACAACTTTCTACCATCTTCTAAATCAAAAGTGAAATAAGCAGATAGATCAGTTCTTGTTTTATACTCTAGTTCTGATTCAGCTAATACAGTTCTTGATGATGGTGAATAATGAACAGGACGATTGTCTAGATAAACCAATCTTTTGTTTAAGAAATTATATAAAACTTCTAATTGTTTATACTCATAGTCTTTATTCATAGTTAAGTATGGTTTATCCCATTGAGCAAAGACACCAAATTCTTTGAATGTGTCATTTTGTTTTTGTGAATATTCTTTAGCCCAATCAGAACATTTTTCTCTTAATTCTTTTGTATCTAATCTACCATGTTTCTTTTGTACAGCTAATTCAGTTGGTAGTCCATGACAATCTGAACCAGGAACAAAATGGACTTTATTACCATTCATTAAATGGTATTTAACAGTCATGTCTTTTAATACTTTATTAAGAACATGTCCAACATGAACATCACCATTTGCATAAGGTGGTCCATCGTGTAAGACAAATTCTTTATCTGTATTTAGCTCGTTTCTAGTATCAAATACTTTTTTAGTATTCCATAGTGAAAGTAGTTCAGGTTCTCTTTTTTGAGAATTGGATCTTTGTGAAAAATCCGTTTGTGGCATATTAAGTGTTTTCGTTTTCATTTGTTTATTTTTTAATTTTTTAGCAATAAAAAAACCCAAGGATTTTGTCCTTGGGTTTCTTAGATATAATAAAATTAATTATTATCCTAGCTTGAGCCAAGGACTGAATAACTAATTATTATTATATTTTTTAAGTTTAACATTTGTATTATATATTATTTATATTTTTAGTTTAAAAGGATAATTAGAACATTTAATTTCCGAACGATTTGATTTTTTCTGATTTACATATTCAGTTAATATTTTAAATAATAATTTAGAATCATTATCACTAAATAATCCAATAGTGTTATTTCCTGTAAAGATAAATCCCTTTTCTGACTTTTCAAAATTTATTGGATAAAGATTTTCAATATCTTTATCTTTTATAAATCTGTTAGACTTTAATTGTGTTAAAAGTTCTGCGTCATCAAATTCACCCTTTTTAATTAAATATTTTGATATTTCTTTATACATCTTAATAATTTTCTTCCTCGTATTTTATTATGTGAACTCCAATCACTTGATTGACTACCTGCTCCTGCTTGTATCATCCATTAATTCATAGAGTTTAAGTGTAAATAATTCTTTTCATTTTCAGTTAAAGATTCCATACCTTTTTCAGATATTTTATCTAAAATAATATCTAATCTTTTTTGATCAAATTTAAATTCTTTTGGATTTGTAGTTTCTACAACATCTACTTTTTTAGATTTCTTAACAGGTTTAAGATCTTTAGAATCTTTTAACATTTCAAGAAAAGCCTTAGATATGATAATATTGTCAGAATCTTTATCTACATAACCAATAACATCAAAATTATTTTTATCAAAATAGATAACTTTGATTTTCTTTGATTTTGCATCAATTAAATCATTTTTAATATTTTCAGGAAAGTTATTTTCTTCACAAATATTAGATATTTGATTAGTATTTAAATTCCTAATGTTTACTTGAACGATATTGTGTGTTACTTTAATCATAGTGTAAATATACAACATTTTTTGGGATTTACCAAATATTTGACAATATTTATATCAAATTGTTAAATTTTTAATATATCTTTTATTTATCTTTTATTATTATATATTTGTCTTAAATGTTTTTCTAATTTTTCTTTAGAAAATTCTCCATTATTAACAACAGGAATCAATCTTATAAAATCAAATTCTATTACATCATCAATAACCTCTTCAGCATCTTCTATCTCAATAACATATTTATTCTCTGGAAATGTTCCATTATCATAAAATGGATTATCATCATCAAAGTGATATCTCATGCATCCTACTAATACTTCCTCATTAATATCACTATCATATTTATATAAAAAATAAAAATTTTCTTCAACTCTTTTTGATATTAATTGATTATCAAATATAATATCTAATACTTCTCGAAGAATTTTTTTATGATCTAAATTATTCGATTCAAATAGTTTTAAGTATTTCATAAATTATATATTTAAATTTAAATATATAATAAATGAAAGTAAAATCCTATCAACTATTTTTAGAAGAATTAGATAATATATCTGCGACAGCATCTGTTGATACAGCTACCCAATTAAAAAATCTAAATCAACAAGTTTCAGAATATAATTCAAAAAAATCACAACTTGATAATTTGTTTAAAACAATAACTGATGAAAATATTTTATCTAAAAGAATTGACTCTTTACTAGGAATAGATAAAAATAAAAGAAATCCATTTTTAATAGAATATTTAAATACTTGTATGATTCAACGAAAAATGAATCTATTAGATAAATCAATAACTGATTCACAAAATCAAGTTAATCAATTAAAAATAACTTTAAATTCAACTATTGATGTAAATGAGAAATCAAAGATTAATGGTCAAATAACTGGAACGAATAATAATATTCAGATAGATAAAAAAACAATTGAACAATTGAAAAAGGACTTAGATAATAGTAAGAAAAATCTTTTAATAATGATTAATAATAAGAAGAAGGAATTGCAAAATTTATCTTAGACAAATATATTCATTGAAAAAGTATTTATAAAGCTATTATCATATCTAAATTTTGCATCAGGATTACTCTCTTTAAACATATTGATGTAGTTTCTGAACTGATTAAATTTTAAATAATCACTTTTTAATTTTTCTGCAAAACTATCAATATTTAATTCTTCTTGAACTCTACTAAAGTGATATTCAATACTAATTTTTGAATTCATTTTTATAAAACTAATTGTTTTATCTTCTATTAAATCTACTAATAAATCTTTAAGTTGTGTATGAAAATGGTTTAATTTTTCAGGATCGTTTTTAGATTCATTAAATTTTCTCAAATATATCATACTTTATATATTAAATCAAAAATTGGTATAAATAACCTCCATGGTCTTGTGTAGTTGACCATTCATAACAACCAATGGTTTGAAATCAAGCCAAGTAGCACTATCATTCTCACATACAATTATTTGTCCTTTTCTTGATAAACACCATTTTCCAAGCTCATCATAATTTATATGTTTGTTACTATGTCTATACCAAATTCCACCTGAAAAATATGGCGGATCTATATACCATGTAGCTTCATCATTCTCTATTACATCATAACTTCCAACATATGCTTTCCAATGTTTTATTTTATATAGATTTTTAGATATATCTAATTTAGTCTTATTCCAACTATTAAATTTCTTAGTTGTTTTTTTGGGTGCTGCTGATCCACTATTAATACAAAATCCAATTAGATTTTTTTCATCTTTGGATAGTGATGTGTGTATATCTACGTTATCTCCTTCAAACATATCAGGAAGTGATAATATATCTTTTTCATTTGCATTTATTAAGTAATTCCATATGTTTATGATAACATCATATTTGTCATATAATATAACTTCTTTTTTCCAATTTTCATCAAATAAAGAATATTGAGCCGCTCCTGCGAAAGGTTCAATTATTTTATCAAATATTGGCTTTGGATAATGTTTAGCGATTCTTTTTTTTGTTCCGTAGTAACTCCACATTTATTTAAAATTTTTTATATATACTTTAATGAGTTCTATTATAAAAAATTGTAAAAGTTTCTTAGAAAATAACTAAAACTAAGTGTAGTATAATAGTGAAAAATTAGAAATTTGTCGTTTTTTTCATTTTATATATACATTAAATAAAAATAATTATATTAATATGAGTATTCAAATAGGTAAATATAAAAGACCTGGAATTTTTTTAGAAGAGTATGATGATTCAGTTATTACAAGTCCTACATTGGATGGCATAACTAATCTAGTTATTGGTGTTTCTAAAAAAGGACCAGTTAACACTCCTATTCTTTTAAGAAATGTAAATGATTTAGAAAAAATATTCGGTCCTGTGGACAGACAATTAGAGAGAAAAGGTTCTTTCTTTCATAGAACTATTTCTAAAATGTTAGAATCAAGTCCAGTATATGCTATTAACTTATTATTATCAGATGATAATTTAGATACAATCGAATATCAATCTTTATCAGCAGCTTCTAGCTATCAAAATGATGTTGAAAGAACTGCTCCTTATAGAAGATTTTTCAATAATACAGGTTTTTGGAAAAGAGATGCAGATTCTTTTATCAACATTACTAAAAATAATTTAGGCTATTCTCAAAGAGCATTTAACTTAACTAACTTATCTGATAAGTATGTTACAGTATTCTGTTTCAAAACTAAAAGAACTGGTTTTGATAGACCTATGTTAGAATGGTATGGTTCAATAGAAAAAATGCCTCCTTATGTATATCCAAATGATTTAGCATCTGACTATATGGTAGATGTAGTGGTACTTGGTGGTGATTGGTCAAATTACAATGAACTATCTGTTGATAACAGATGGAGTAAATATTTCTCTCAAACAGGTTTAAGAAAAGAAATGGTTAGAGAATTTGCTAACAATAGAAATATCAATCTATTAGCTTACTACGAAGGTGTTTCTTTAATTCCATATTTCAGAGATTCAGATCAAAAAAATATTTTCATAGAAACTGTTATAAATAGAGATACAGATAAAACAGGTTTATTCTGTTCATATAATGCTGACTTAGTAGAAACAGATTATCCTACAGGATTAATTGACTTAATTGGTAATAATATTGTAGGTGATACATTATTAAATAATCCTCCAACATCAGGATATACTAACTATACAGAATTAGATGCAAATGATGGTGTATCTGATGGACAAATAAGTATTGACTTCTTATCATATAAGGAAACAATAACTGAAATAGTTCCATTTACAAATGTAGTATTAGATAGACCAGGTAATGTATTTTCAATAGTAGATTACTCATTGACAAATATACACTCATATGATGGTGGTACTGCAAGTTATGGCGGATTGTTATCAGGTGATGTTTTAAATTCAAATAGAACAGCTTGGTTCTCAGAAGGATATGTAAATGGCAATAGTGGAACTGGGGATGGTTTATACTGTTCAACATATAGTATCACATCTTTAACAGCGAGTGTTACATATAATGTAGGAGATAATGCTTATGCAATAATTGGTGGACAATATATTCCTATTTCTACAACATCTTCATTTAGTGTTGTAAATACAGATTATGCTTCATCAAGTACAACTCAATCTTACTATACAGTATTTTCTTTAAATAATCAAGGTACTATATCTAAAATATCTTCTAATCAAGGTGGTGTTAAACCATCTGTATCATCAACTGATATTGTATTAGGATATTTAAAAGCAGATTTATACCAAGGATTAATAAAAAATACATCAACATTTACACATGTAACAACAGACTTAACTGGATATAAGCCTTTATCTTTTGGAACAGCATCTACTAAGGATTATTATGTAAGTACAGCATCTTTATCAACAGGTTCTTATAAAATAGAATTTTTAAATACAAATAATATCGCAGATGTAAGAAATTATGAACAATATAGAAGATTTAAAGTATTCAATAACTTTATTAATATCTTAAATGGTTCTAATAAAGGAAAAGTTTCTATGATAACAGATATATCAACAATGGATAAAAAATCCTTTGAAACAATGAATATATCTAATATCATGTTATCAACTACATCTAATAAATCATTCGTATTAAATACTGGTATGACATATTCTTTATCTGATATAACATCAGGAAGTTTAATGTTCTATACAAAAGATGATGAATTTATTTTAGGTAACAATGGTGTTGAAACAATTGATTCAGTTGCATCATTATCTGATACAGGTGTTGTTGCTAAATATTCACAATTCTATATCAAGTATGATCAGGGAGCTATTAACAATGGTGATTTAATCTACCAAAATGTTATACACAATCCAATTGATATTACATTTGTACCTGGTTCTGGTTCATTCTCAGGATCTGATTATATAGTGTTCTATACTGATGATGCAGATGATCAAAATTATTTAAGACAATTATCATCATTCAATGAATTTTTAATTCCTAATTCAGTTTTAAATCCTGGTTCGGTTAAAATAATAAGTGATGAAAATACAGCTGGTACATCAGGAGCGAATGTAATATATTCTACACCTGAACAAAGAGCAGCGGCTATTGGATATGGACCATCTCCTTCAACAGCATTTGCTTTTCAAGTAAGTAAAGATGTTGTATCTGAAACATTAACAAATGTAACAAGAGTACATGACTTTACAGTAAATGGACAAGTATATTTAAAAATGGATATAGATAGTTCTAACAAATTAACTGTAGAATTTACAGATGTTGATTTAACATCACCTGTAACATTTGGTACAGATGGATTAGATCCATCAGGAGATTCATTATTATCAAATCAAATAATATATGTTAATTCATTAGATTCTAATTTTAAACAAAGTGTTGAAATAGTATATCCAACAAGTTATACATCAGTACCTAATAAAATATTAGTAAATGCGGCAAGATATTCTGAAATTAAAGTAGGAGATTATTTAGAAGCATACTATGATGTTAATACATTACAAGATAATCAAATGCCTAAGAAATTAACAAGAATTCTTTCTAAAAGAATTTGGTCAGGAGATTCATCATTGATTGAAATATCATGTGATGCTACAATCAAGACTTATGATTATAGTGGTTCTATTCAAACATATAGATATACTAAAATTGAGGATTATGTTACATCTTACAAAGCTATTTCATTAAAAGGATTTAGAATAAGACAAGAATCTTTACCTGATGGAACAGAAGATAAACAAAATCAAATTTTAAATATTGTTGCAAAAGGAACACCTATTTTCAAATCACTTAAAAATAAAGAAACATTTGATTTCAGATATTTAATTGATTCATTTGGATTAGGATTAGTAGAAAGATCTAAACAACAATTGTTAGATATAGTTGGTGATAGATTAGATTCATTTGCATTCTTAAATATGCCATCTATTAAATCATTTAAAAATTCAAGTTCTCCATCATTTACAGATTCAGAAGGAACATTAAGTGTTGAATTTATAACTCAAGGAGGGGATCCTGAAAGTAATCCAGCATTTGTGTATTCATTTGGTGATGGTCCTGGTACAACATGTGCAGGATATTTCACACCATATGTTACAGTAAATGATAATGGTAGACCTGCAGAAGTTCCACCAGCAGCTTGGGTAGCACTTGCATATATGAGAAAACATACATCTAACGCTACATCAATAACTCCTTGGACAATTGCGGCGGGTACTACAAATGGTAAAATATCAAATGTAGCAGGTTTAGAAATAGATTTCAGTACAGAAGATATTGAATTTTTAAATCAAGCTCAAATGAATCCTATTGTTTATAAAAGAAATAGAGGTTATATAATTGATACTGAAAATACAGCACAAACATTATATAAATCATCATTATCTTATATACATTGTAGAGAAGTATTGATAGAACTTGAAAGAGAATTATCAAGAATGTTATTAGACTTCCAATGGAAATATAATACACCAGAAATCAGAGCTGAAATTAAATTAAGAGCTGATGTTATCTGTGAAAAATATGTTGCTAGAAACGGTCTTTATAACTACTTCAATAAATGTGATGCAGAAAATAATACTAATGATATTATAGATAACCAAATCGGTGTTTTAGACACTTATGTTGAGGTTATAAAAGGTATGGGTATTATCGTGAATAATGTTACAGTTCTTAGAACAGGAGCAATTCAATCAGGAGGATTTATTATTCCATAATGGATAGAATTAAAAAATAAAACCACTAGAAATAGTGGTTTTTTTTATTAAACAAAGATAGGAGTATTTTATATATATGTAAAAGTATATATGTTATATGAATTTAGAAATATTTAAAATACCTGATGTATCTGGAAGAATGAGTAAGGAATCTTTTCTTTTAAAGAATCATCCAGAAGAATATAATTTTATAGTTAACTATTGTGAAGCTAATAATATTGTTGATATTCCTTTCAAAGAAAAAGTATATTTATGTTTAAATAATATACAATCTGTTCCTATTTGTAAAAACCCTAATTGTAATAAAAATGTTAATTATAAAAACTCTACATTAGGATATAATGATTATTGTAATATTAAATGTATATCAAGTGATCCAAATATTCAAATAAAAAAAGATGAAAAGTCTTATAAAAAATATGGTACAAAGTCACCTACACAATCCAAAGAGGTTAAAGATAAAGCTGAGCAAACAAATATAAAAAGATATGGTGGTAAATCTGCTATGAGTTCTAAAATAATTCAAGAAAAATCTAAACAAACATTATTAAAGAATTGGGGAGTTGATAATCCTAATAAAAGTAAAGAATTAGTAGATAAGAGAGTTTTATCATTTAAGAAAAATTCTGATAAATGGCAAAAGAAAATTAGACAGACTTGCTTAGAAAAATATGGTAATGAACATCCTATGAAGTTGAAAGAATTTTCGGATAAAAGTAAGAATATATCTAGAGTTACTAAGAACAATAATCTTATAAAGATTATAGAAGATAAATTAGATATTAAAAAGTATAAATTAATTAGTATAGATTATGATGCATTTAAAAGAAATGTTAATATACAATGTTATAAAGGCCATAATTTCTCTATAAATAGAGAACAGATTTATTGGAGAAATAAATATAAAACTGAAATATGTACAATATGTAATCCACTTAATACAGGAATTTCAGGATTGGAAAAAATGATGTCAAGTTTTATTGAAGATAATTATGATAAAGAAATATTATTAAATAATAGAAAGTTAATTTACCCATATGAAATAGACGTTTATCTTCCAGAATTAAAAATAGGATTTGAATTTAATGGTTTATATTGGCATTCATCAGAATATAAAGAAAGTGATTATCACTATAAGAAATATAAAATGGGATTAGATAATGATGTTCATTTACATACAATATGGGAAGATGATTGGTTGATGAAAGAAGATATTTGTAAATCTTTTATCTTGAATAAGATTGGGAAAACCCCTAATAAAATATATGCTAGAAAATGTCAAATAAAAATTATATCTTATATTGAATCTAAAGAGTTTTTAGACAACAATCATTTACAAGGAGATTGTAAATCAAGTATTAGATTAGGACTTTACTATGAAGATAAATTAGTTTCACTAATGACATTTGGAAAACTTAGACTTCCTTTGGGAGGAAAAAGTAAAGAAGGTACATATGAGTTAACAAGGTTTTGTAATTTATGTTATACAAATGTTATAGGAGGTGCCTCTAAATTATTAAAATATTTTATTAAAAATTATAATCCTATTGAAGTACAAACATATTCAGATAATATGATTTCTAATGGAAATTTATATGAGAAAATGAATTTTAAATTTTCGGGTGAATCAAGACCTGGATATTGGTATGTGATTGGTGGTATAAGAAGTCATAGATTTAATTGGAGAAAGCATAATTTAGTTAAGTTAGGATATGATAAGTCTAAAACAGAGGAGCAAATTATGAACGAATTAGGACATTTTAGAGTTTATGGAAATGGAAATAAAAAATGGATTTTAAACCAAGTTTAATAATTTATGTTTTCTAAAAACATATTTGTGTTCTTTATAGAAATTTTCTCTACTATCTACTATTAAAGTAGATGAATATAAGCTTTTTCTTTGAAAAAATGATGATATTTTATTTGTATCATTTTCTATCCAGATAGTTATTATAGTTGCATCATCCAAACCTCGAGTATCTTTATAATTTTTAGAAAATGACTTTATCATATGTGATTTATTTAAATAGGTTTTTGTTGGATTAAATCCAACATCATTTAAAACACCTTCTAATACTTTTAAATCAAACATCTAAAAATTCTTTTAACTTATATTCTCTAAATAATGATTTGTAATATTTTTTAAAATCTGTCATAGACATTTCTTTTATGTAAGCTTTTACATCATTTTCTAATACAATAATATCAGTTGTGTTTAAAGATGGATTGTGTAATTTAAAATAGTATATTTTACCATCTGAATTGTAAAGCATTTCACATTCATTACAAAATCTATCTCTCATAACACATAATTTAGACAATGCATTTGATTTATAATCTGAGTCTCCCTTATCTATTTGAAGTCTATAATAATTTAATTTTTTAAGAATATCTAAATATATTTCTACCTCTTTCATATTTTAAACTTTTTCATCAAAAAATACTTCACAATGATCTTTAGAGTAATATCCTGTTATACCTTTTGATTTATTAATATCTTTAACAGAAAATGAATCTTCACCATATCTATGTTTCAAAGACATTTTTGAAAATGCTTTTTTCCATACATTAATATCTGTTTTTATCCAAGATCCATTTGAATCTAATATTTCATTATTACTTACATAATCTTGAAGATGGTGCCATATATTACCTGATGTTTTTACAAATTCTTTTCTTATACTGGATAGACTTATTTTTCTTCTTTTTTCAAATTCATCATAGTCGTATTTATCCTTCCATATTGGAACTACGCCAGGTTGATAAACGTCCATAGATCCTATTAAAAATAGTTCTTGAGCTACTTTAGGCATTGCATAGAAACCTCTATTTGATGGTGGCGAATGAAATGTCTTTGGATCATTTGAAAATCCTTTTTGTTTTTTCAAATTAAGTCCACCAAATCTAACAAATATATTAAGATCTTTTCCTTTCGGACTTCTTTTTTTAAAACCTTTAATATATTTCATTCAAAATATTTTTTAATTGTATTTCTCTAAAATGTTTTTTAAATTTTGTATAGATGTCTTTTTCATTTAAAGTAGGTCTATTTATGTTAATATCTTCAATTCTTACTAAGATTATAGTATCGGAATATCTATTAAACCAAATCTTACATGAAAAGTGATTAGATTTATAATGTAAAATATTTTGATTCCCACTCGCTCCAATTTGTTCATCAACAAATTTAAGTCCAATTTTCTCAATTACTTTCATCCATATATTCACATCCTTTGTCATATACAAAGCAAATATAAGGATTTTTATTTATAAATAGTGGTTATATAGTATTTAACATTCAAAGTATCAATGAATGTTTTTAATAGTTGAGCACTTCTATGATTTGGTTTACCTCTTTTAACACTATCAGCATATTGCTTATAGAACCATTCTAAATTCAATGAGTCATCTAAATTATACATTTGTAGTTTGTCTATTTGTATCAGATTTTTTTGGAAAATTAAATTCTTTTATAAGATTTAAAACAGAATCCCATCTTTTTTTATCCATTTCTTCAAATATCCTTTCATACTCTTTAATATATTCTTCCTTTTCCTTTTGAGCATTTTTCTCTTTTTGAAGATTTTCAATAACTTTATCTTTTTCAGATATTTCTTTTATCTTTTCTTCTAATAAAGAGTTTTTCAAATCTTTATTTAAAAAAGATTTCAGTTCATCAAAATTGAAATTAACTATCTTGTATTTAGATAGTAAAAAAATTGAAGTTCCTACCAAACCTATTAAGGCTAGTGATATAATTGATATTGCTCCGATAAATAATAATAAATTTTCCATATATTCAATTTTATTATATTTTAATAAAAAGTTTTATTTAAAATACTTTATTAAATATTAATTTACAACTCAAATTGTGAGCCACCTTTCTTATAAATTCGTCATTAGCTTTTGTCTTATGTAATAGCTTTGGTTTCTTGATAACATCAAATGTCATATCTTCATTAAAGTATATTAAACCAGCATATTCAGGCACTTCTTCTATTTTAATCAAATCTTTTGGAACAATATAGTTGAAATAATTTGGTAATAGATACCATGTTCCTTTTGAGCCTATTGTAGTAAAGTTTTCATTTATAATATCTGAATGTTTCCTTTTAGAAAAATCTTTTTTATAATCAGCTCTACTTATTTTTATTTCATATTCATAAATGAAATCTGATTTAGATATTGATAAGACATCACATTCTTGCATTCCTGATATTGTTATATGTGTACTAATAGGACTATGTCCTTTAAGGTATAGATGCATACAAAGAGCAGATTCAATATTCTTAGACTTCGAGTTATCTCTTTTTATTTTGTTAATATTTGATTTCCTTGACAATTTGATTTTTGATTTTTTATAAAATTATTAATAATATTCTCTATATTATTATAATCAGTATATGGTATTCTAAGTAAAGATATTTTATTATTTAATGCATAATTATTTTTAATAATATCATTTCTTAATGTATTATTAAAATGTTCTTTACTATAATGTCCAATTTCCTTGAAATGGTGTTCACCATCATATTCAATTAATATGTTTAGATTTGGTATATAAAAATCAAATGGTAATTTATTAATATATCTACAATCATAAAATGTAAATTCTGATATATAATCTATATTATATTTTTCTAAAATATTTTTAATTTTTTCCTCACCTCTACTACCATTTGAAGTTCCTTTTGGATTGCCACCTTTTAGATGTTCTGTTGGTGAATATAAAAACTCTTTATTATTAAATATAAGTTTAACCTTAGTATCACTATTAACATATTTAACTTTTGAGTAGTCATATTTATCACCATGTATCAATTTAGACTTTTTAATGAAATCATCTGTATTTTTGACTATAATCTTTTCCACATTTTTGCCTAATAAATGACTATAAGGCAATACATCATACACTTCATTGTTATAAATAATTTTAACTTTATCTTCTATTCCGTTATAATTAACTAATGAATAATCATACTTATCACCATGTATAATTTTAGATCTCTCAATAAAATTAATTTTCTTATTTCTCACTAATTCAGGACATTTGCCACTCAGATGCTTTGCTGGAGTTTGCTCATAAATAATATCGTTTAGTATAATTTTAACTTTAGTAGAATTATTTATGTAATTAACTAATGAATAATCATACTTGTCATCATGAATTAATTTAGATTTTTTAATGAAATCATAAGTATTAGATTTTTTTACCATACATTCAGGACATTTACCTATTAAGTGCCCCTCTGGCTTTTGTTCATAAGTAATTCCATTAAATATAATTTTAACTTTAGTTGATGAATTAATATAATCTACTAATGAATAATCATATTTATCACCATGTATTATTCTTGCTTTAGATATAAACGTATCAGTTGTCAACTTACTATTAAGATTTTCAGGACATTTTCCTAATAAATGTGATGTAGGAATTTGTTCATAAATTATATTATTAAACTTAATTTTAACCTTTATATCACTTCTGATATATTCAACTAATGAATAATCATACTTATCACCATGAATTAGTCTTGACTTTCTTATAAAATTATCTCTCATTATATATATATTAAATATTATAACACCACTTTCTGATAAACCTTAAATATTTTTAATTTTCTTCCCATTAGTTATTTATAAAAATTTATAAACTTCATACATATAGAAAGATAAAAAAGTAATATGAAAATAAAAACAATATTATATGCAGCATTTCCTGGTTCAGGTAAAACATACATTTGTGAAAAAACAAATATAAAGGCTATAGAAATTGAATATTGGAAATATAAAGATAAAGGATTGAATAATGATTATATTAATGAAATAAAAAGTAATTTTGGTAATATTGATTACATATTTATTGCTACTGATCCAGAAGGATTGAAACTTCTCCATAATGAAGGGTTTGATATAATTCTTATATATCCTAAAAACGAATTAAGAGAAGAATATTTAGATAGATATATTGATAGAGATAGTCCTCCTGATTTTATAGGATCATTTATGAAATATTGGAATCCATGGATTAATGAATTAAAAGAACAGAAATATTGTAAACATATTATTTTAGAAAAAGGACAATATTTAAAAGATGTCATTTAATATATAATAGATGAAACATATTAAAGGATTTAATGAGGAATTTGGATTTACGGGTCTTTTAACATTTATGGCGGCTACAAGTGTTGTTACAGAACTATTGGGTATATTTGCTCATAAAGTTAGAATTAGTACAAATAAGAAAAGAGGAATAGATGAGATTGCTAATATGTTAGGTAG